GCCGGCTCGATCGCGATCCGGCCCGGCCGCTTCGTGCAGACGGACACGCCGGGCGACACCTTGAACCTCCGCCGCTGGCCGAGCTTCAACCCGAACGTCATCGCCGCGATCCCCGACGGCACCATCCTGCCGCTGCTCCGCCAGGGCGTCTTCGCCGGCCGCGACTGGCTCTGCGTCGAATATGGCGGCCAGCAGGGATGGGTGCTGGCCGCCTACACCGCCGACGTCACCCGTTAAGGAAATCACTATGGCCAACGCCTCCTTGCCCGTCCTGCCTGCCTGGCACGCCCGCAGCTTCTACGCCTCGCTCCTGCTGGCGCTGACCGTCATCGGCAACGCCTTTGGTTGGGACCCCTTGCCCTGGCTCGCCCATCTGGGCCTCGGCACCACCCCCGATCAGGTGGTCGAGAAGATCATGCTGCTCGCGCCGCTGGGCTTCGGCCTCTGGGCCTGGTGGGAGCGCCGCGCGCCGCACTACCGCCTGTCGCTCTCCCTGCGTCCGCCGCTGCAGCGGGTCGTGGAGGTGCTGTCCGGAGCAATTGCCCGCCTTCGCGCTTTCCTTGTCCGCCTCTGGTCCCGGATGGTCGAGCGGTGGCGCGACCTCTGGGGCTGGGGGGTCCGCTGATGCTGGGCAGCCTGGCCGAGATGGCCGCGACCCTCCTCGGTCTCGTCATCGTCTTCTTCACCGGCCGGAAGCTGATCCGCGACGCGGCCAAGGCAGAGGTGCGCGAGGAAATCGCCGCCGATGCCGCCCAGGACACCATCGACACCCGCGAAAGGATCGACGATGCGACCCGCACTCCTCTGCCTCCTGATGCTGCTCGTGAGCGCCTGCGCCGGTTCGGCGCCGGCGAGACCGGAACTGCGCCCGAGCGGTGAGGCGCTCTGCGCCGCACTGGAACCTCTGGCCCGCGCCCATGCGCGGGCGCTGGCGACAGGCGGTGACGATGCCGCCGTGGTCTCGGGCGATCTGCTGATATCGGGGCTCGCGGCGGGCTGCACCTTCGAGGGCGGCGCATGACGGTGCTCGATATCGGCCCGCTGGTCGCTTGGGCCGCCGCGCTCTCGACGCTCCTGTCGCTCGGCACCGCGATCTGGACCGCGCTGACGGCCGGGGCGCGGAAGGCCGACAAGCGGCTCGAGGACCTGATGGTGCGGACCGACGCCCTCGAGCGGCAGGTCGAGCGACTGTCCGCACAACTCACCAACGTGCCCACCGGCGACATGATCCACCGGGTCGAACTGTCGATCGCGCGGATGGAGGGGCATATCGAAAAGTTCGACGAGCGGCTGAAGCCGGTCGCGGCCATCGCCGAACGGATGCAGGAGCTGATGCTCGACCAGGCGCGGCGCTAACAGACGAAGACGGCGGGACACTGACATGGACATGGATCAGCTCATCCGGGAACAGTCCCGGCTCATCATTCTCAAAGCGCTCTCGGCCCAGGTGGCCGAAACGCTGAACAGCGACCTGCTGCTGCATGAGCTGGCCACCTTCGGCATCCGCAAGACGCGCGAATGGGTGCATGGCGAACTGCGCTGGCTGGCCGACATGGGTGCCGTCAGCCTCGTCCAGGCCGGCAGCGTGCTTGTGGCAACCCTTGCCGATCACGGTCAGCGCCATCTCGACCGCCTGATCGCGATCGAAGGTATCCAGCGCCCCTCGCGCGTCGGGTCCTGAGATGACGCGCCTCCGCGGTCGCGGCCGCCTCTCCTCAATCGAACTGCTGCCACCCGAATGCGATGCCGTCATTGCTTGGGCGGCGCAGGAGTTGGCCGGCCGCGACAAGACCCAGACGGAGATCTACGCCGAGTTCGTGTCGAAATGCGAAGAGCTGATCCGCGAGCATCGCGGCGAGATCGATTTCGCGGTGCCGAGCTTCTCCTCCTTCAACCGCTATGCCCTGCGCCTCGCCACGATGACCCGGCGTCTCGAGGAGACGCGCGAGATCGCAGCGACCATGGCCGCGCGCTTCGACCCGCAGGGCTCCGACGACCTGACGCGGATCGCGGCCGAGGCGATCAAGACGCTGGTCTTCGAGATCGTGACCACCGCCGGGGAAGCCGGTGTCGGCACGAAGGGGGCGATGGAGCTGGCGAATGCGCTCAGGGCGGCGGCGGCGGCTCAAGGGGTTTCGACCGATCGCCGCCAGCGGCTGGAGAAGGAGTTCGCCAAGGACGTGGGCGAAGCGGTCGACAAGGTGGCGAAGGCCAAGGGCCTCACCGCGGAGACGGTGGAAGAGATCAAGGCGCAGATCCTCGGAGTGAAAGGATAGGTCATGGCGGACTATGCGGATATCGATGTGACCTCAGACACCTGGTCCGACCCGGTCGAAATCACGGAGGCGCAGGTCTGGATCTGCGTGCGGGGCGGCGTGAGCCTCACCACCAAGGCCGTTCCCGGCGACACGCGAGGCATCCCGCTCTTCGCGGGCTCGCCGCTCGAGGGCTACGAGTTCGCCGTCGGCGACCAGGTCAGGTACCGGCTGAACGCCTGCGCCCGCGCGATCGTGGTGCGGGAAGTGCTGGGCGGGTGATGATGACGATCCGCCGGCGCAGCCAACGTACGGGTCCCGGGCCGATCTGGCGGCACAGGATCGCTCCCCGGCCGGCTGTGGTCCGGCTTTGGGAGCGGGCGGCCGTGGGCATCGACTACCGCCCCGCGGACTGGTCGACGTTGCGGCTGGCCTCCGGCGCAGCAGTCTCGGCGGCGGGCCAGGCCGTGGCGGCGATGCTCGACCAGAGCGGCAAGGGCGGTCCGGCCGCGCAGACGCAGAGCGCCCGCCGGCCCGCCAGCGTCGTCGGCGGCATCGGCTTCGACGGCGTGAACGATGCCCTGGTCGGCGCGGCCGCGCTGGATTTCAGCGGCAGCGACGAGCTGGTCTTTGCCGCGGTGCTGGACCATGACGGCACGGTCACGGACAATACCGTCTTCGAGTTGGGCACCGATGTGGCGAGTGTCGCCGGGCTGCGCCTCGCCTACGGAGCCTCCGGCCTGACCCTGAGCGCCCGCGGCACGGCAACCGCTTCCGCCGTTCACGCCCCTCCGAACACATCGCGGATCCTCGTGTCGGGTCGCGCGGCCATCGGCTCCGCCCGGCTCGCCCTCCGCATCGACGGGGCCGAGATCGCCAGTTCCTCCGCGTCCCAGGGTACGGGCAACTACGGCAGCCGCACGCTGCACATCGGTGCAAGAGCGGGCACCTCCGCCTGGGCAAAGATGACCCTCGAGCGACTGATCCTCGCCGACGGCCGCGGTGTTTCGGACGCGCTGCTGGCCGCGGTCGAACTCGAAATCGCGGCCACCCACGGGGTGCCGCTATGACGGCGCCGGTGTCCGCCCAGGACTGGGCCGAGGAGCGGCGCGCGGCCGTCGACGCGATGCCGCAGATCATCTCAACCGTGGGCCTGCCGGCCGCGCTCTTGCCCTATCAGCAGCGCGTCGTCGGCCTCCTCGAGTCCACGGCTATGACGCGGGTGCTGTTCGTCGAGAAGTCCAGACGGATCGGCCTGACCTGGGGGCTGGCGGCCTATGCCGTGCTGCGCGCGGCGCGCGAGCGCGCGGCCGGCGGCATGGATGCCATGTACATCTCCTACAGCCAGGAGATGACCCGCGAGTTCATCGACGCCTGCGCGATGTGGGCGCGCGCCTTCAACATGGCCGCGGCCGAGGCCGAGGAGTTCCTCTTTCCGGATGCCGACGCCAGCGGGGACCGCTCGATCCAGGCGTTCCGCATCCGCTTCGCCTCGGGCTTCGAGGTGATCGCCCTGTCCTCCGCGCCCCGCTCGCTGCGCGGCAAGCAGGGTGTGGTGATCATCGACGAGGCAGCCTTCGTCGACAGCCTGAAGGAACTGCTCAAGTCCGCGCTCGCCTTCCTGATGTGGGGCGGTCAGGTGATCGTCTGCTCGACGCATGACGGGGCCGAGAACGAGTTCAACGTCCAGGTGCAGGACATCCTGGCCGGGCGCTCGAAGTTCGCCCATGTCCATATCGATTTCGACCAGGCGCTGCGCGAGGGCCTCTACCAGCGGATCTGTCTGCGCAACGGGACCGACTGGACGCCCGAGGGCGAGGCGGACTGGCGCCAGGAGATCATCGACTTCTACGGCGAGGGCGCCGATGAGGAGCTGTTTTGCATTCCGACCATGGGCTCCGGCGCATGGCTGCCGGCGCCGCTGATCGAGGCGCGGATGACGGCGAAGGACGTCCAGGTGCTGCGGCTCGATCTACCGGGCGACTATCTCCAGAAGAGCCCGATCGAGCAGGCGCTGCTGCTGGCGCCCTTCATGAAGGAACTCGCGGAGGCGTTGGCGCGCCTGCCGCTCGATCCGCACTATGCCTTCGGCTTCGACTTTGCCCGGGTGGCGGACCTGACCGTAGGCGTTCTTCTGTCCATTGAAGACCGCTTGAAGCGCCGTGAACGGCTGGTCTTCGAACTTCGGAACGTCCCTGGCAAGGAGCAGAAGCTGATCGTCGCGGCGGTGCTCGAGCATGTGCGCGAGCGGCTCGTCGGCGCCGCCTTCGACGCGACCGGCATGGGCTGGACCGTCGCAGAGGACATGGGCCGGAAGTTCGGCCTGCGCGAGACAGAGGACAGCGCCGGCATCGTCTGGGCGATCAAGTTCACCGAGGAATGGTATCGGCTGCACATGCCGCCGCTGAAGGCAGCCTTCGAGGACGACAAGATCGAGCTCGCGCCGGATGCCGAACATCTGTCGGACCTGCGGCTGGTCAAGCTGATCCGCGGCATCCCGCGGGTGCCGCCGACGCGCGAGGGGGAGAAGGGCAAGCGGCGGCATGGCGACTATGCCATCGCGCTGGCGCTCGCGCATTTCGCGAGCCGGATGCGATGGGTCGAATATGGCTACCGGCCGCTCGAGCGGCGCGATGCCGCACCGGGCCGGATGGCCGATGATCCGGAGGACCGTGAGGACCGCAGCTGGTGGCGCCCGCCGCTCGGAACGGGTTTGAGAGGGAGCATCTGACATGGCACGGACACCCGTCCTCCTCGATCGGTGGGGCCGGCCGATCCAGCGCGCGATCCTGACCGAGGAAATCGCGGCAGCGACGATCGGCGGTGTGCGCTCACCGATTTCGGGCTATCCGGCCGACGGGCTCGACCCCACGCGCCTCGCCACTATCCTGCGCGAAGCCGACCAGGGCGACCCGGTGCGCTATCTCGAGCTGGCCGAGACGATCGAGGAGCGCGACCCGCATTATCTCGGCGTCCTCGGCACCCGGCGGCGCAGCGTCAGCCAGATCGATGTGACCGTCGAGGCGGCGAGCGACGATGCCCGCGACGTGGCGATTGCCGACATGGTGCGCGAGTGGATCGACCGCGACGAGCTGGCGGAAGAGCTCTTCGACATCCTCGACTGCGTGGGCAAGGGCTACAGCTTCACCGAAATCCTCTGGGACACCTCGGAAGGTCAATGGCGCCCCGTCCGGCTCGAGGCGCGCGACCCGCGATGGTTCCGCTTCGATCGTCGCGACCTCTCGACCCCGGTGCAGCTCGATGAAGGTGGGCGGGAGATCCCGCTTGCGCCCTTCAAATTCATCTTCGCGACGATCAAGGCCAAGAGCGGGTTGCCACTTCGCTCGGGGCTGGCGCGGGTCGCCGCGTGGGGCTGGATGTTCAAGGCCTACACGCAGAGGGACTGGGCCATTTTCACGCAGACCTTCGGCCAGCCCTTGCGCCTCGGCAAGTATGCGCCCGGTGCATCGGAGGCGGACAAGGCGACCTTGTTCCGCGCCGTCGCCAACATCGCGGGCGACTGCGCGGCGATCGTGCCGGAGTCGATGTCCATCGACTTCGTCGAGACCGGCAATGTCGGTCAGAGCTCCGACCTCTATCTGAAGCGCGCCGACTGGCTAGACCGGCAGATCTCGAAGGCCGTGTTGGGGCAGACGGCCACCACCGATGCGATCGCGGGCGGTCATGCCGTGGGCCAGGAGCATCGCGAGGTGCAGGAGGACATCGAGCGCGCCGATTGCAAGGCGCTCTCGGCGATCCTGAACCGCGACCTGATCCGTCCCTGGGTGGATCTCGAATACGGGCCTCAGGCACGTTATCCGCGGCTGAAGATCGCCCGGCCCGAGGTGGAAGACCTGGCGCAACTGGTGAGCGGCGTCGCGGCGCTGGTGCCCCTCGGGCTGAAGGTGTCGCAGAGCGAGCTCAGGGACCGCCTGAAGCTCTCGAAACCTGCACCCGAGGACGAAATCCTGTCGCCCGCCGCGCCGGTGGTCGCCCCCTCCCCGCCGGATCGTGCCATTAAACGGGATTCCGGCGGATTTAAACGGGGTGAGGGCTCTCCCGGTCCGGTGACAGCCTTGCAGGCAGAGGGCGGCTCAGCGGGCGCGGCTGGCGAGCCGTCTCACGAGGACCTTCTCGCAGAGCGGCTGGAGGCGGAGGCGCAGCCCGAGATGGCCGCGATGCTCGGACAGATCGAGGCGATGATCTTCGCCGCCGGCTCGCTCGAGGAGCTGCGCGAGATGCTGCGGGCGGGCTTCGACGACGTCGATGCGGGCGGTCTGGCCAGCCGGCTGGCGCAGGCGCTGATCGCGGCCGATCTCGGCGGGCGGGCGGCGATCGAGGGCGAAGATGGCTGACACGGTCGCAGCCGTCTTCCGGCAGCCCTTCGCCGAGCAGGTCGCAGCCTTCCGGCTGAGGCTCGGCAACCTGGTGCCCACCGCGACCTGGCAGGATCTCTGGAAGGACGGTCATGACACCGGCTTCATGGTGGCCGGCGCCATGAAAGCCGACCTTCTCGCCGATCTCGCGGCGGCCGTCGACCGATCCATCAGCGAAGGCCAAACCCTTGAGGCCTTCCGCCGCGACTTCCGCGCCATCGTCGAGAAGCATGGCTGGCACGGCTGGACCGGCGAGGGGTCGAAGCGTGGCGAGGCGTGGCGCACGCGGGTTATCTACCGCACCAACATGTCGGTGAGCTATGCCGCCGGCCGCTGGTCGCAGCTGATGAAGGACGGGTTCGGGCTCCTGGTCTACCGTCACAGCGGCGCCGAGCATCCGCGCCTCGATCACCTCGCCTGGGACCGGCTGGTCCTGCCCGTCGATCACCCGTTCTGGGTGCAGCACTATCCGCCGAATGGCTGGGGCTGCGGCTGCAAGGTCTACGGTGCGCGGTCGGAGCGGGGCGCGGCGCGCGTCGGCGGCGACCCTTCCAAAAGGCTGCCCGATGGCTGGGATGCCGTCGATCCGAAGACCGGCGAGCAGAGGGGCGTCGGCAAGGGCTGGGGCTATGCTCCGGGCCGCAGCGTCGAGCGCACGATCCGGGCGATGACGGAGAAGGCGCTCCGCTGGGACTACAGCCTTGCCACCGCCTACATGCGCAGCCTGCCGGATGATGTGCGGGATGCCTTCTCGACGGGGTATCGGGATCTGCCCGGCCTCGCGACGGATGTGCGGCGGTGGGTCGAGCGGGTGCGAGGCGAGCGCGACGACGCCCCCATCGATCCCCGCGTCCAGGTCGAACCGCAGCGGACACTCGGACTGGCCACCCTCTCGCAGAAGCGCGCGCTCGAGGACCTCACCGGCGCCGATCTCGCCGACGACCTCTACGACTACACCATCGATCCCATGACGATCCGGCACATCTTCCGCCGTCACGCCACCGCCGAGGTCGAGACCTCGCGCGGACAGCGGCCGGTCACGGCGGAGGATGTGGGGCGGGTCGCGGCGCTCATCAACAGCCCGGACCAGGTCGCGACTGCGGGCACCTCGCCCGGGCGTGGGGCGATGATCCGCTACGAGAAGGGGTTCGCGGAGGGGCGGCTGGTCGCGATCTTCGAGCTCAGGCCCGGACGCCGCCGGCTGGCTCTGGCAACGATGTGGGTGGAGCGGTGATCGGCGCGCCCCCTACCATACGCCCTGAACGTTCCCGCATCCCGAATGCGGTGGTCACGATGCGCGCGCCGACCAGACGGATATAGCATGATCCGCATCGAGTTGAAGGAAGACGGTATCTCGGAGGGGCTCAACCGCCTCGTGCGGGCACTTTCGGACCTGTCTCAGCCGATGGCCGATATCGGAGAGGGGCTACTCCATTCCACGAACGAACGGTTCAAGACCGGTACCGCACCAGATGGAAGCCCCTGGGCGCCGAAATCGCCGGTGACGCTGGCCCGCTATGCCGACCAGGGCACGCCCGGTCTCACCAGTCCCCTGATCGGGCCGAGCAAGAGGCTCTCCACCACCATCAGTGTGGAAAGCGGTGCCGACTTCGTGACGATCGGGTCGAACGCGATCCAGTCGGCGGTGATGCAGTTCGGCGCGGCGCAGGGTGCGTTCGGCGCCACCGGGCGCGGCGGGCCGATCCCTTGGGGCGACATCCCGGCCCGGCCGTATCTCGGTCTCTCGGCCGAGGACCGCTCGATGGTCCTCGACGTGATCGCCGAGTGGCTGGAGGACGTCGCCGGCGAGACCTCTTGACCCCGGCGCGCGCCCGCCGCCAATCTGACGGGGCGGCGGTCCGATCCCGTGACCCGCAGATCCTTGCGGGCGGATCGGCAGCGCGTTGACGGCCATTGTGGCCGCCATGAAACACCCGCACCGCATCCCCTCGATCCCTCCGCTGACCGCGCTGATGGCGGTGCAGTCGCTCGACCTCGGAGAGGCAGTAGCGGCGCCCGAGTGGGTGCACCTGCTGCCGACCGCCAAAGGGCCGGTCCAGACGCAGGATGCGCGCGGCCCCTATGCGGTCGAGGATGCGGCGGCGATCGTGCAAGCGTCCTTCGCCCAGGAGGACCGCCTGCCGATCGACGAAAACCATGCCTCCGACCTCGCGGCCCCCCTTGGCCTGCCGGCGCCCGCGCGCGGCTGGATTACGGGGATGGAGGTCCGCGCGGACGGCATCTGGGGCCGGGTCGAATGGAACAGCGCCGGGGCGCGCCTGGTCCGCGACCGCGCCTATCGCGGCATTTCTCCGGTCGTCCTGCACGACCCGGACAAGCGCATCACCCGCATCCTGCGGGCAAGCCTGGTCAACCGACCGAACCTTCGCGGCCTCGCCGCGCTGCACATGGAGAGTGAGATGGACTTCATGGCGAAGCTGGCCGAGCTGCTCGGCCTGCCCGCAACCGCGACGGAGGACGACCTCGTCGCGGCGATCAAGAAGATGAAGGCGCCGGCCGACGAAGCGCCGGCCCTGCAATCCGCGATGACCGAGATCGCGACGGCCCTCGGCATGACCGAGGCGCACACCACGGCCGCGATCGTCGCCGCGGCCAAGGCTGCGCGGGGCGCCCCCGGCGAGGTCGCGGCGCTGCAGCAGGAGCTGGCCGCCGTCACGACCCGGCTGAACACGATGACTGAGGGCTCCAAGCGCGACAAGGCGACCGCCTTCGTCGATGGCGCGATCAAGGCCGGCCGCGTGGGGGTCAAGCCCTCGCGCGAGCGCTTCATCACCATGCACATGGCGGACCCGGATGGGACCGAGGCGCTGGTCAACGGCTTCCCGGCCCTGGGCGAGATGCCGCGCGGCGTGCCCCCGGTCACCGTCGACAACCTGCAGATCTCGCTCAATGCCGAGCAGGTCAGCGCTGCGCGCCTGCTGGGCATCCCGGTCGGCGACTATGCCGCCACCCTGAAGGCCGAACAGGAGGCCCGCTGATGACCGCGCTCACCCAGGACCGCAACACGCCCGCAGCCCTCGGCGTCCTTCGCCAAGGGCTCGTCGCCGCCTCGCAGCTGATCTATGCGGGCAGCCTCGTCTGCCGGAACAGCTCGGGCTATCTCGTCAAGGGGAGCACCGCCACCGGCCTGATCGGCGCGGGCCGGGCGGAGGAGCGGGTCGACAATTCCACCGGTTCGGCTGGCGATGCCAGCCTGCGCTTCATGCCGGGCATTTTCCGCTTCGCGAACTCGGCCTCCACGGACGAGATCACCGACGCCGACATCGGCGCCCTCTGCTACGTGGTCGATGACCAGACCGTGGCAAAGACGAGCGCCACCAACACCCGATCCAAAGCCGGCTTCGTCGAAATGGTCGACGACCTCGGCGTCTGGGTGCGCTTCGACGAAGCGCTGACCCGCAACACCTGAGGACACCCACATGCTCGTCAACGCCGCCAACCTCGAAGCGCTGCGCGCCGGCTTCAAGACCTCCTTCCAGAAGGGGTTCATGGGCGCGCCGTCGCAATACAAGCGGGTCGCTACCGTCGTGCCTTCCACCGCGAAGGAGCAGAAGTATGGCTGGCTCGGCAAGGTCCCCCGGGTCCGCGAATGGATCGGTCCGCGCGCCATCCAGAACCTCGAGCAGCACGACTACTCCATCAAGGAAATCCCGCTCGAGCTGACGCTCGGGGTCGACCGCGACGATATCGAGACCGACAATCTCGGCATCTACACGCCCCTCTTCGAGCACATGGGCCAGTCAACCGGGGAGGAATGGGACCTGCGGGTCTTCGCCCAGCTGAAGGCCGGCTTCGCCACGCCCTGCTATGACGGCCAGAACTTCTTCGACACCGACCACCCGGTCATTGCAGCCGACGGCTCCACCACGACGGTGGCCAACACCGACGGCGGTTCCGGCATCGGCTGGTACCTGCTCGACGTCTCGCGGCCGCTGAAGCCGATCATCCTGCAGAAGCGGAAGGATTTCGAGTTTGTGGCGAAGGACAAGGTGACCGACGACAACGTCTTCGATCGCCGCGAATTCGTCTACGGCGCCGATGCCCGAGCCAATACCGGGTTCGGGTTCTGGCAGATGGCCTGGGGATCGAAGCAGACGCTGGACGCCGATCACTACGAACTGGCGCGGGCGGCGCTGCAGGGCATGAAGGGCGATCACGGCTCGCCGCTCGGCATCACTCCGCGGTTGCTGGTCGTTCCGCCCTCGCTCGAGGGCGCCGGGCTGGAAATCCTCAATGCCGAGCGCAACGCCGCCGGCGCCACCAACGTCTGGAAGAGCACGGCCGAGCTCCTGGTCTGCCCCTGGCTGGCCTGAGGTCGGTCGGCTTCCGGAGGGGCGGGCAGGTCCCGCCCCCACGATAAGCCGACAGGAGAGACGCGATGGCACGCAAGACGATCAGGCCGCCAGCGGCCGATGCCTCCGAGGGGGAGCCTGGCGCTGCGAAAGCGGCACAGACCACCCCCGAACGCCCTGCGGAGGGGATGCCGCAGGGCACAGGCGGGGGTGGGACGGCTGCCCCCGCCGCCCATACCGAGGGGGCCGGCGACGCGGTTCAGACCGCCGAGGCCCCGATCCAGCCGCCGCCGGGCGCTTCGGAAGAAGAGCGGGCCTCGGAAGAGGCAGCGGCGGCTCCGGTCGGGGAGGCGGTGATCCTCCCCGGCACCGATGCTCCCGAGGCCGAGCCTCAGGCTGCGGTGGTGCTCGTCGTCACCGGCCCCCGCAAGGGCCGCTGGCGCGCCGGGCGCCACTTCGGGCCAGAGCCGGTGACTCTTGTCGCCGCCGACCTGACCGAGGCCGAGCGGGCGCAGCTGATGGACGACCCGGTGCTGACGGTGACGGTCGCCCTGGCCTGACGATCCCCGGCGGGAGGCCGGCGGGCAGCGGTCGGGATGGGCTCCGGCCGTGAGAGACTAAGCCCCCGCTCCGCCGTGGGCCTGCCTGGCGGCGGCTCGATCGCCGCCAGGAACACCGAGAACCAGCCACGGATCGCCTCATGTACGCCACGCTGCAGCAGCTGACCGACCGATACGGCGCCCGCATGCTCGTGGCGCTGACCGACCGCGGCGAGATGTCGACCGGCGAAATCGATGTGCCGACCGTGGATCGGGCGCTGGCCGATACCGCCGCCACGATCGACGGATACCTGATGGTCCGCTACCGGCTGCCGCTGGCCGAGGTTCCTGCCCTGGTGACCGACCTCGCTCTCGCCATCGCGATCTGGAAGCTCCACACCTCCGCCGCCGATCCGAAGATCGAAGCCGACTACAAGGAGGCGATCCGCCAGCTGCGCGACCTGTCATCCGGCGCGATGCGGCTCGACGTGGCCGGCGTGGAGCCCGAGGCCCCGGGAGGCAGCGGCGTCCGGCTGATCGACCGGGAGCGGCCCTTCACTCCCGAGAACATGAAGGGGTTCATCTGATGCTGGCGGAGGTCATCGCCCGGCTGATCGCGGAGGTGCCGGCGCTCGCCGGTCGCGTCCGGGGCGCTGCCGACTTCGCCGAACTGGTCAAGCGCAATGCGCTGCCTCAGCACACACCCGCCGCCCACGTCCTGCCGCTCGGTTGGCGGGGAGACGGCGGCGAGGCCGCGACCGGCTTCTTCACCCAGATGGTCGAAGAGACCGTGGCGGTGATCGTGACCTTCCGCACACCCGGCGGATCCGCACCCGGCGACCTGCCCGATATCGACGCGCTGCTGCGCGCGGTGATCGGCGGCATCGCCGGCTGGGGGCCGGAGGAGGCGGTCGGGGTCTTCCGCCTCCTGCGCGGCGGACTCGTGCACGCCGGGCCGGGCGTCCTCGTCTACCAGATCGACTTCGCGATCACCGACCAGTTGAGGATCTACCCGTGACCGACCTCGCCGAGAAACCGCCCGTCCCCGCCTCCGGTGGTGCCTTCATCCGCGCAGCGGACGGCAGCCTGACGCGCGAGGGGGCACAGGTACCGTCGCAACCGAAGCCGAAGGGGCGCCGCAAGGCCTCCGGCGCTGCCCCTGAAACGGAGGCTTGAACATGGCCATTAAATGGCGTTCGAAGATCCTGCTCGCCAAGCTGGAGGCGAGCTATGCCGTGGATGCCGCCCCCACGGCGGCCGACAACGCGATCCTGGCGACCCAGGTCGAGCTGCGCCCGATGGAAGGGCAGGATGTCAGCCGGGATCTGGAAACGCCCTGGCTCGGCGGCCAGCCGACGATCCCGACCGAGCTCCACATGATGCTGTCCTACCGGGTCGAGCTGGTGGGCTCCGGAACCGCCGGCACGGCGCCCGCCTGGGCGCCGTGCCTTCGCGCCTGCGGCTGCGCCCAGGTCGTCAGCGCCGGCGCGTCGGTGGCCTATAACCCCGTCTCTGACGGGCATGAATCGGTCACCCATCACCTGTGGATCGGAGGGACGCTCTATGCCCTCGTTGGCGGGCGAGGGACCTGTGTCTTCCGGGTGAATGCCCAGGGCATCGTCTACATGGAGTTCCAGTTCACCGGGCTCTTCACCAAGCCCGCAGAGGCTGCGCGGGGCACTCCGGACCTGACCGACTTCCAGAAGCCCCAGGTCGCGACGAAGGCCAACACGCCGGGCTTCACCGTCGACGGCGTTTCGCTCGTCATGCGGTCCTTCTCGCTCGACCTGCGGAACACGGTGGAGCCGATCTTCCTGATCGGTGCGGAGAGCATCGAGATCACGGATCGGCAGGAGCTGGTGGAAACGCGGGTCCATGCGGTGCCGCTGACAACGCTCGACCCGTTCCAGCTGGCGCTCGATCAGGAGGCGGTCGCGGTCGAACTCGTCCATGGCACGGCGGCCGGGCGCATCGCCACGCTGGAGGTGCCTGCCGCGCAGATGCAGCGCACCCAAGGGCTCGAGAACGCCCAGGGCATCAAGGAATGGCCGCTGCGGCTCGCGCCATTGCCCGTCGCGGGCAACGACCAGTGGACCCTCAACCTCACCTGATCCCCCGAAGGAAGACGACATGCTGAAGGTCACCCACAACCCCCGCTTCACCCATCCCGTGACCGTGCTCGCGCCCATCGACGGCGGGCACGAGGAACAGACGTTCCGCGCCCGCTTCCAGGTGCCCGGCGAGGATGCGCCCGACATCTTCCGCGCCCGCAGCTCCGAAGAGATCGCCGCGTTCTTCCGCGCGGCCTGGGTGGGCTTCGAGGACGTGGCCGATGCCAATGGCGCGCCGCTGCCCTGGTCGGACGCGGCGCGCGACGAGTTGCTCCGGCTGCCCTGGGTGCGGACGGGGCTTGTCGCGGCCTATGTCGCCGCGGTGACGAAGGTCCGCCAGGGAAACTGAGGGCGGCCGGGCGTGCCTGGGCCACCGGCACGCTCTCGGGCGGCGGCCGCGACGACGAGGCCGAAGACGACGCGCGCCGCTGGGGCCTGCGCCTGGTGGGGAGCTGGGAGGATACGGAGGACGGTCTCTGGCCTGACGCATTGCCCGCGATGCGCGCCTTCCTCGCCGTCTCCACCCAGTGGCGGGCAGTCGGCGGCATGGGGCCGACCCGCTTCATCGGCCTCGACTATGCCTCGGCCCGCGCCGGGCTCGAGGCGGAAGCGATCGAGGTCACGCCCGCCATCTGGGCCGACCTCAGGCTGATCGAAGTGGGCGCCCTCGAGGCGCTGAACGAGGACCGGACGTGACCGCGCAGTTCCGTACATCGCTGGTGATCGACGCGAACGGCAAGCCCGCCCAGGCCGAACTCGCCCGGACCGCGGCGGAGGCCGACAAGGCGAAGGCCTCGGTCGCTGGCCTCGGCACCGCCGGGCAGAAGGCGGATGCCGATCTGACCGCGCTGCAGCAGCAGGTCGCGGCGCTCAACGGCCAGCTTGCCGCGATGACGCAGGCCGAAGCCCGAGCCGTTCAGCAAATGACCGCACTCAGCGCCAAGGTGCAGGAGCTGGAGACGCGGCTCGGGCGCGGCGGCGGGGGACGCGGCGGCGGCGGCGCCGCCGGTTCCATGGGCAACCTCGTCGCCAACTTCAACGACCTCGGCGTGATGATGGCCGCGGGGCAGAACCCGCTGCAGCTGGCGATCCAGCAGGGCACACAGATCACCCAGGTGATCGGGCCGATGGGTGCCGCAGGCGCCGCGACGGCGCTTCGCACTGCCTTCGTCTCCATGCTCTCGCCGATCAACCTGGTGACGATCGGCGGCATCGCCGCCGGCGCCGCGATGATCCAGTGGCTCACCTCGGCAGGAGAGGAGGCGCGGACGCTCGAAGACTTGGTCTCGGGCTTGGAAAACGCGGTCGGCGAGTACCGCCAGGGGCTGACGGCCGGCATGTCCGATCTGCGACAGCAGTTCGGATCGGTTGCGCCGGAGATCATCGACGTGGAACGCGCCCTTCAGGAGGTGCGGCTTCGCGACATCCTCCTCGACGCGGCCGAGGCCGCCAACATGCTCTCCGAACGTTTCGACGGGTTCGGCCGGACGGCGAGCGCCCGTCTTGCCGACCTGTGGGATTGGCAGTTGGGAGGGCAGGACGGCGGACGGCAGATGGCAGCCGGTTTCGACGAGGCGCTCGGCTTGCTGCAGGCCATCGGTGAAGCGGAAGGCCCTCGCGCTCAGGCAGAGGCCGCCCGGGCTTTCCGAGTAGCCCTTGAGGAGGCGGGGTTCGCTGCGGGAGACGCCACCGAAGAGCAACGTGAACTCTATGACGAGGTTCTCGCCACCGAACGCGCGCTCTGGCGAGCGGCCGGTGCCGCGGGCGAAATGGCCGGCCCGATCGCGGTGGCGGCCGACGAAGCGGCAAGGCTGGCCGACGAAGTCCTTCGGGCGATGTCGATCCAGAACCGCGAAGCCGCACGGGTGCAGGGCGGCCGAGGCACGATCAACCAGTGGAACTATCAGGAACCCGGTCCGGGCGCCGCATGGACCATGGAGGATGTCACCCGCCTTGAGCGGGAGCAGGAGGCTGCAGCACGGCGATCCGCCCGCGGTTCCGGCGGCGGTCGCCGTTCGGAGGCCGACGCGCTCGAGCGGCTGATCGAGCGCCAGCAGACCGAGCTCGATCTTCTGCGCGAGCTCGATCCGGTGCAGCAGGAGCTGATCCGCAACCGGCGGGCGCTCGAAGGCGCGACCGAGGCGGAGCGCACCGCGGTGGAGAAGCTGATCGCGCAGCGGATCGAGGAGGAGGACCGGCTCGAACAGGTGGAGGCACGCTGGGACTTCTTCGGCAGCTCCGCCGTCGACTCGCTCGATGCGCTGATTTTCGGGGGCGCGGAACTGGCCGACGTGATGGAGGACGTTGCGCGAGCGATCGCGCAGGCGGGGCTGCAGGCGCTCCTTCTGGGCGAAGGGCCCCTCGCCGGCCTCTTCGGCGTGGGCGGTGATGGCGGGCTGATCGGGATGATCGGCACGTCGCTCGGGATCCCGGCCAAGGCGGAGGGCGGCATGATCCGCGGCCCCGGCAGCGGCACCTCTGACGACGTGCTGATGTGGGGATCGAACGGCGAGTTCGTCGTCAATGCCAAGGCGACCGCCCAGCACCGGTCCCTGCTCGAGGCGATCAATGGCGGCGCCAATCTCGTCCCGGGTTTCGCCGCGGGCGGCATCATCGGCGGCTGGTCCCGCCAGCAGCCGTCCGGCGGTTCCGGTGCGAGCCCGACCCAGATCGCCTTCTACGACCAGACAGGGCGGGGCGTGGCCGTGAGCTCCGAGGAGACGATCGCTCCGGGCGGCGGCCGCTCCATCGCCTTCACCCTGTCGGATGCCGTGGCGGGCGGCATGACCAAGAAGGGCGGTGGCGCACGCCGGGCGCTGAAGGCCATGGGCGTGCAGCCACCCAAAGCGCGGCGGTGAGGGCAAGATGACCGTACCCACATGGCCCGCAGATCTGCCGCGACCCAACCGTCAGGGATGGCAGGCGCAGATGCAGGATCCGCGCCTCGCGCGGCAGACCGAGGCCGGACCCCCCGGCTATCGCCGCCGCTGGTCCAGCACCGCCCGCGAGGTGTCGCTGGTGGTCGACCTCACGCGGAGCCAGAAGGCCTCCTTCGAGGCGTTCTTCGACAGCGTTCAGCAGGGGGCGGGTACGTTCTGGATGCCGGATCCGACCACCGACGGCTGGCCGATGCTGACCGCCGACGGCACCCCGCTGCTGACCGCCGAGGGCGCGCCGATGCTGCTGTCCGCGCAATGGCTTTGCCTGTTCGGCGCCAGCATGCCGGTCGAGACGATCCTCGGCAGCCGGGCACGCATCAGCTTTTCCGTGTCGGTGCTGCCATGAGACGGCTCAGCCTGAATGCCCGCCGCGCCCATGACGAGCCGGTCTCGCCCGACGTCGAGATCGCGCTGATCCACATCACGCATCCTGCGCTGACGCATCCGATCCGGCTCTCGACCGATCCGACCGTGCGGCTGTCGGTCGACCCGCTGGCCTATGGCACCCGTTCTACCTGGATGGGCGCCGACCCGCTGACCGAGCCCTATCTCTTCGTGCTGGTTTCGGCAGAGCTGCCCTCCGACCTGGAGGATGCGCCGTCGGAGGCGACGCTGGTGCTGGAGGCCGTCACCAATGACATCGCGCGGCTTTTGCGCAGCTTCACCTCGCGCCCCCTCGTCTCGATGGCGGTCGTGCTCGCATCGAGCCCCGACCTGATCGAGACGCAGTACCGCGACCTGCGGCTGGTCTCGTCGGACGGGACCGCAAGCGAGGTCGAGATCGGCCTGAGCCGCCAACCGATAGAGGAGGAGCCGTTTCCCTCGATACGCTTCACCAAGGACCGCTTTCCGGGGCTGCATCGCACATGAGCTGGTCGAACCGCTATCTCGCCATCCCCCGCCTGGATCTCGGCCGCAGCGCCGACGGCGCCGACTGTTGGGGCCTGCTGCGGCTGGTCTATGCCGCCGAGCTCGGGATCGAACTGCCCTCCTATGTGGGCGCCTATGAGAGTGCGGCCGAGGCGGCGGAGATCGCGGCGCTGATCGACGGGGCGCCGGACTGGTCCGACTGGCAGGCGGTGCTTGAAACAGCCGTGAAGCCGTTCGACGTGGCGCTGTTCCGGCGCGGCCCATGGCGGTCGCATGTCGGGATCATGATCGACGCCGCACGCCTTCTCCACATGGGAGAGGATGGGGCGCGCGTCGAAAGCCTCACCCGCCCCCGCTGGGCGGCCCGGCTGACCGGCATCTGGCGGCATCGCCTTATGATCGACCGGATGGAGATTGCACCATGACCGTGCCTGTCCTCGCCGCGCCGCTCCTGTCCCCCGATGCAGGCCGGATCGACCTCGAGCTCCCTGACGGGCTGACGCTGGCCGAGATCGTCGCCCGGGCACTACCGGGCCTGCCGGAGAGCGCCTGGTCCAGCCTGCGACTGACGCTCGTCGGCGCCGGCGGCGCAATGCCCATCGCACCGGCGCTGTGGCATCGCATCCGTCCGCGCGCGGGCATCCGGGTGGTGATCCGCGCGCTACCGGGCGACGACGCTCTTGGCTCGCTCCTGATGGTCGTCGTGTCGGTGGCGGCGCTCGCGCTCGGCCAGTACTGGGCCGGCCTGATCATCCCGCAGGCGGGGTTCGGTCAGCAGATCCTCGGCGGCGTCATCGCGGGCGGGCTGACGATCGTCGGCTCGATGCTCGTCTCGGCGCTGGTCCCCGTGCCGAAAGTCAGCGAGGAGACGCGCCGCAATCGCTACACGATCGGCGGCTGGCGCAACGACGAGCGCCCGGACCAGCCCCTGCCCGAGGTCATGGGCCGCATCCGCTACGCACCGCCCTATGCCGCGGCGAGCTACACCGAAATCGTCGGCAACGACCAGTACGTGCGCGCGATGTTTTGTTTCGGCGCGGGTCCGGTCGACCTGAGCGAGCTGAAGATCGGCGAGACCGCGATCGACAATTACGACGATGTCGAGATCGAGATCCGCGAGGGTCGGCCGGGTGACCCGCCTTGCCTGCTCTACCCGCGGCAGGTGCTCGAGGAAGCGGCGTCGGTCGAGCTGACCCGCCCGCGCCCCCGGGATGCCTATGGCGAGGTGATCTCGGGTCCGGCGATCGAGACGCCGGTGCTGCGCTGGTCGGCGCATGACAGCTGGGGCTGCACGGTCATCATCGGCTTCCCTTCCGGTCTCTTCGAACTCGATGACGACGGCGATGTCGAGTCGCTGTCGGTCGCGATCCGCATCCGCCAGCGCCTGCCAGGGGACACCGACTGGTCGGATGTCGTGGAGCTCAATATCTCGGCCGACGAGCGCGACATGTTCTTCCGCGCCCATACCTGGCTCTTCCCGTCGCGCGGGCGATGGGAGATCGAGGTGACGCGGATGACCGACGAGCGTACCTCGACCCGGGTCGCGGACCGGACCATGCTGTCCGCGCTCCAGTCGATCCGGCCGGAATACCCGATCGCCAGCGCGACGCCTCTGGCGCTGGTGGCCATGCGGGTCAGGGCCACCCATCAGCTTTCCGGGCCGCTCGACACCTTCTCGGCCGTCGTGCAGCGCTACGGCCGCGTCTGGAACGGCGCCGCCTGGGTGGAGGGGCTCTCGCGCAACCCGGCGACCGCCATGTTGCGCGCGCTGCAGGGACCGCAGAACCCCTTTCCGGCGACGGATGAGGAGATCTACCTCGACCAGATCGCGGACTGGTACGAGTGGTGCGAGCTCCATCGCCTGAAATACGACCGCGTCCACGACCAGGACGAGGATCTGCAGACGGCGCTGGCGGCGATCTGCGCGGCGGGCCGCGCCACGCCGCGTCACGACGGGCTTAAATGGGGCGTTGTCATCGACCGGCCGGAGACGTTGGTGGTCGATCACATCAACCCGCGCAACGCGGGCGGCTTCAGCTGGTCGCGGCAGTATTTCGATCCGCCGCATGCCTTCAGGGTGGCCTTCCAGGACGAGACCTCCGACTGGCAGAGCGCGGAACGCATCGTGCCCTGGCCGGGACATGTGGGGGAGATCAGCCTCACCGAGACCCTCGCCCTCCCGGGCAAGACCGACCCCGACGAGATCTGGCGCGAGACGCGGCGGCGGATGTACGAGCTGATCCACCGGCCCGATACCTTCGCAGCCACCCAATCCGGCCTCGCCCGCGTCGCCACACGCGGCGATCTGGTGATCGGCTCCTGGGACGTGCTCGACCGGATGCAGCGCGCGGCGCGGGTGACACGGGTCCTGGGCGCCCTGGTCGAGCTCGACGAGGCGGTCGAGATGGCCGAGGGCGAGAGCTATGGCTTGCGCTGGCGGGTCTATGACGAGGAGGACACCGTGGGGGTGTCGGTTCTGCGCCCGGTGGTGACCGAGGCGGGGCAGTCCCGGCTGGTACGACTCGCCGAAGCCGAGCCGGCGCCGGCCGTCGGCGATCTCGTGCATTTCGGGCCGATGTCGACGCAGAGCGCGGCCTTCCGCGTCAAGGGCGTCGAGGCGGGGGAGGAGATGACCTCGATCCTGCGCCTGGTGGCAGCAGCGCCCGAGATCGACGACCTGATCGACGCCGAGGAAATCCCCGACTGGTCTGGCCGGGTCGGCAGCATCCTCGACGATACCATGACCCCGGTCGCTCCGCGGATCGTCCGCGCGCGCTCGAGCTGGGAGACGGTGCTGATCCCCTGGGAGGACGATCCGGATGGGGGTGGACGGCGCACCGACTATTATCTGGACGTGACGATGGTTCCGGGCGAGGGCGAGACCGCCTATCTGCAGTCCTTCCGCTTCGAATGGCGGGAAACCAGCGCGTCGGGCTGGGTCTGGCGGCTGGTGCCGACGGCCGACGGCACGACGCGGATCGGGCCCTTCGCGGCCGGTACCACGGTGCAGATGCGTGCGGCGGCGATCAGCATCGACGGAACGGTGGGGCCGCCGTGCCCGACGCTGGCGGTGCCGGTGGAGCTGGGCGCCACCTTCCCGGAAGCCATTCCGCTGACCGGAATCGAGATCGAGGGCGGCTACGGTGCGGCGCGCATCGCCATTGCGGTGCCGGGCGACCCCACCATCGTCGCGGTCCAGGCGTATCGGGTGCCCTCGGGCGAGCCGCCCGCCTTCTGGGATGTCGCCGGCCGCTATGACGTGAGCCCCGGCGATACCGTTTCCGCGATCGCCGGCGACGGCACTCGCCGCAACCTGCTGACCAACGGCGGGTTCGAGGCGGCCGACGACTGGACCGCCGCCGGCGGCTGGACCATTGCGAGCATGCCTGGCATCGGGGGGGCGGCCGTCCATACACCCGGCGCCGAGAGCATCCTGTCGCAAGCCCGCGCGCCTGTCGCCGGCGCGACCTACCACCTCTCCTTCACCGTCAGCGGCCGCACCGCCGGCAGCGTCACCCCGCAGTTCATCGGGGGCAGCACCACGGTCGCGGGATCGGCCGTGACAGCAGACGGGCTGCAGCGTCAGCCCTTGGTCGCCGCCGCCGGGAACACGGCCCTTGCTTTCTTCGCGAGCGCGGATTTCGATGGCACGATCGACGACGTCGCCATCTGGCAGGACAGCGCGACCGCCATCGATCCCGGCGACTACGATTATTGGTTCGAGACCATCAACGCCGCGGGCGGCAGCAGTTCCGTCACCGGCCCGGTCCCCGTCACCATCCTCTGAAGCCCGGCCCCGCAGGTGCTTGCGGGCGGATCGCGCGCCCGTCTCGCCGCATCCTGCGGCGAAACTTCGGGCCGAGGGTGAGACATGGCAACTGCAGGTGTGCCGACCGGGCGGCTGACCCCGGCGTCGCTGATCGACGAGCTCGTCGGCAACCGCGAGGGCTCGTCCCGCCGCATCACCGTCCTCGATCTTGCCCGCCAGCTGATGTCGACACCGGCTTTCGCCGAGATGGTCGATGCCGGCATGGCGTCGATGACGGCCTTCCGCTCCACCCTGGAGGAGCTGGAGGCGGTCGACGCCGAGGACGGAGCCTACGGCGCGGTCATCTCCAACGAGCCCGAGGGCGGCGTCTATGAGCGGGTGGCCGGGGAGTGGGTCCAGCGCGCGCCCATCCCGGCGATCCTGACCTACGATCTGAGCGCCGAGGAGGCGCGCCAGGCCCGCGAGGAGTCAAAGGCCTGGGCCGCGACCCCCGAGGATCAGGCTGTCGCGGACGGACTCTACTCGGCGCGCCACTATCAGGCCAAGGTCGAGGCGCGGCTCGACCAGATCGGGGATTTCGACGGGGGCGTACAGGCAGCGCAGCAGGCGGCCAATCTGGCCCTTGCGGGATCGCCTTATCGGCTGCGCACCTTCGGCGACCTGGCCGCGCGGCTGCGCTATTCCGGCGCGACGGGCGATCAGATTGCGGTTGCGGGGGGCGATACCGTCGACCTTCCAGGTGGTGGGGCCTATGAAGTCTTGGCGGCCGACGCGGGTCAGCCCGACCTGGACTACACCGGGACGAGCGGTCCCAAGCTCAAGGTGCTGTCCGGTCCTGCCGGGCGGAGCGCGCGCGCCTATGGGCTGATCGGTGGCCGTTCGCCGCTGGATACCACCGGTCTTGCAAAGGCGGTCGCGGCCGAAGGCAAGGTGCATTTCGACACCGGCGAGTACGGCTTTGACACGCAGCTGCTGATCCGACGGTCGGATGTTCACCTGTCCTTCGCCAAAGACGCGCGGCTGATGCCGACGCAGAAGTCGAGCTGCCTGAACATCGCCGGTTCGGAACCTACGGTCTGGTTTGATCTGGCTGCCGACGCCCCCGAGGGAAGTTCGCAGATGACCCTCCTGACCGACCCGGGCGCTTCCTGGGACGTGGGCAAATGGGTAGAGCTGCGATCCAACAAACCGATCCGTGGCACGAATACCGAAGGCGGTAAGGTGGCGTGGATCGGTCGGATTGTGGCCCGCGTCGGCTTGACCTTCTATTTCGACAAGCCGCTCTACGATGATTTCCTCGTGGCGGACGCGGCGGTGGCCGGCCAGCCGACCATGCTCGAGAACATCTACATCGAGTGTCCGAACATCAACCGGGAGGACTTCGATACCGAGATCGCCTTCGGCCTCTACTTTGGTTATTGCGCCCGCGTCACCATCGTGGCGCCCTCGATATACGGCAGCAAGCCCAGGAACGGTCCGGACACCAACTCCGGCGTGAACGCGATCCGCATCGGGCACGGCTGCATCGACGTGACCATCCTCGATGCGAGCATCGGCCATATCGCCTGGTACGGGATCGGCGTCGGCGGGTTCGTCGACGGGCTGGAGGTGATCGGCGGCGATTTTTGGGACTGCCGGCATGCGATTTCGGTAGTCTGGTCGGCCAGCTATGGCGAGCCCCACAACCTCACCTTCACCGATGTGACAGGCCGCAACTGCAACCTGGCGATCTACGACACGCACGACACCGGCCGAAACATCGTCTTCAACGCCCCGCGCGCCTTCGGCAGCAGGGGCGATGCCGGGTTTCAGCTCCGCTCGGCCGACGTGCGCCTGAACGCCCCCACCGCCGCCTACAACGCCTTCGATGGCATCGTGTGCCGCACGGATGGTCGACGGCCAGAGATCTACAACCCGCATGTGTACATGAACGGGCGCAGCGGCCTCTCGTTGAACTACGGGCATGTCGTCAAGGGCGGCAAGGTCGAGCGCAACTCGCGCGCGGGCGCCGGGGGCTACGCACTCGCGACGCGCGGCGGCGAGATCGACGGGACTTTGCTGCGCGGCCGGGACGGACTCGTTCTGGATCAGATCGTCTATCTCAACGAGATCGGCGAAGGGATCGACGAACCGCTGGCGATGCAGGGGGTGCAGATCCCGCTTGAGGCGGCCGGCCAATGGGCGGTCCACGTCGCTGCAACGCGCAGCGCGTCCGACGTGATCCTCAATGGCTGTCGGGTGCCTGGTTACGGCTCGAACCTGGTGCGGGGCGGCGCTGCAGGTGGGGCCGGACCCGTCCGTCGCGGCAATGTCATGAGCGCGGTGGCGAGCGAGCGACGGGGCCGGGCTCAGCTTTCTGGCGGATATGCGCGCATCCCCATCCCCGGCATGTACCGGCGGACCGGCGATCCGATCTACCAGACCCAGCTGACGGTTCGGCACAGCCAGACAACCGCGATCGACAACAAGGGGAACCTGACGGTCGAACTGATGACGACGGGTGCAGGCGGCTATGTCGACGTGCGCTCGAGCAACGCTTCCGATGCCAACTGGGTGGAGTGGGAGATCGACGGATGACCGAGATGACCGACGCGCAGATCGAGGCCGCTGCGCGCTATTGCCTCGCCGCGGATCCCGCGTCAGAGGGTTGGGACGAGGCTGAGACTTGGGTGAGGGAGTTCGCCTCCGCGGTGGTCGGCTTCGTCGCCTGCGGCGTGGAGGTCGAGTCGGTCTCGCCGTCCGCGGTACATCAGGTGTTCATCACCACTCTGCGCAAGGGGGGCTGGACGTGGGGTGAGGTCTACGACGCCGTCGCTAAAACCCACCCCAGTATCGTGCCATGGCCGGAACTGACTCCGGAACTGCAGGAGCGCAACGCTCTGTTTATCGAGGCCGCAGCGAGTTGGATCGGTGAGAACGTGCCGATCTAGATAAGGCCCACGAGGGGCCGGGAGGCGCGCCAACGCCTCCCGCCACGGGGACCGATTTCGGAGGTTCAGGTGGTGGCCAGCATCGACGAAAAAAGTCGAAGATCGACGCATTTCTACCTCTGCCCTCGGAAATAGCGACTAAGCTTTCGAAGCACTATAATCCGTCCAACGGATAGTACAGAAGACGCCGAGCGCCGTGAATGCCAACAAATATAAAGCATCCCTCCAACTTGGAGAAATTCCGTTGGCGCCCGCAGGCCAAGTCTTCCAGATTGCCAAAAAGGTTATCCCTCCCATTAAGAATGGAGTAACCACTCCGAATACCAGTCGATCCACCCTCCCTGACAATCTTGTATCGCGTGCCGCCTTCTCATACTGCAGAATAATCTTGGAGTTTTCGTCTCTGGAATTCTCCAGGAGGCGGTTCAATTCTCTCGAGCTTTCCACTATTTCGCTCTGGATCTCGCCAAATCGAGCGAAGGCCATTTCTGTCTTGTCGATTGTTTTGTGGGCAGATCTCAGTTTTTTCGTCACAAAGGCGGGAAGCCAGTGTTCGTGGACGTTGATGAAATATCTAGCTTCATCCAACACGTTCCAGTTCGAGGAATGGGCTGTCCTTCGTGTTGGGGGGATGCATTCGGGCAAGTATCGAGGCGACGGTGGGGTCGATGGGACCTTCTTCTTCCTGACTGGCAAGGACGAACAAAGGGACGCCAGCCGCGGGATCATTTCGGTGAAGGGCGGGCAGAACGTTAATCCGAGTATGATTCGGGATCTCGCGGGCACTCTTCGGCGCGAACGGGATTTCAACCGAGATCCCAACGCAATTGCGGTCTTTATCTGCGCGCGGGAGCCGACCAAAGGAATGCTTGAGGAAGCCCGAGCAGCAGGCTCGGTTGAAACGGATTTTGGTTCCTATCCGGCCATTCAGATTTTGAGCCTTGAGGAGATCTTTGCCGGAGCGTCGATTCGGGTGCCCTTCATGTTCGATAGCGTGTCTGCTGCGGAGGCCGGTCGGAAGAAGGCGAGGACGCCGAAATACATCGATCCGCGCGAACTGGCCCTGCAGCGTCAGATCTTCTTCTCGATGTCTGGTGGCATGAGGCCGCAGCGCACCGACGTCATGCCCACATCGATCAGGAAGACCGCGTGA